AGACGAGTTTCATCATTCATTTTACTCATTTTGTTCATTCGTATCTTTAACATATGATAAAAAGATGAATTTTGCTACGGTGTTTCTAAAGATACTTGAAAATAAAACGATTAGAGACATTTATAAACAGCAAATAGATGAACCTAACGATTTTGAAGCAATCAGAAAATTCATACACACAGAACCATCAGTATCAAAGAGTAAATACGTAACAAAATATCTCAATAAATTTAGCGGGTTAGATGGACTTAAAACAACAACAGATATATAACACATACCTTTATGTTCTTCAAAGAGTAAACGATAAACCGTTTAAAGCTCGTAAAGATTTCACTAAACTTGATGATACTGTTAAATTAGCACTCAAAAGGCTTGATGACCTGTTTTTCAAATTCCCTGATGTTGATATGACGTCTTTTTTTGAAGCTCCGTTTTTTGTTCAAACAAAAAAATATGTTGAGTTGGATTTCTATACGACTCAACGAGCAATTCGAACATATACATTATACAACGATCGATATCTTTTAAACGAACCTGATAGTGATATGACAACAGAAAAGGTAAGAGACAGTTTTATGTTTATCAGTAATTATTGTAAAGAGCAAGGTATATCGATTAAACATTATATAACACACGTTGAACCACAAGCAATATACCCTGCATTTTTCAAACATATAAAACAACGAAAAATAAATTTCTTCTCATTATTCGCATTTCCGGTTGAGAAGGTTTTATCAAAATTTTCGTACAATGAACTTCAAGAATTTAGTGAATGTTTTACACGTATTAACTACATACGAGCAAAATATTATTCAAGTAGAAAAACAAAACAAATAGTAGAAAAGGTCAAGGCTGTATTGATTTCAGCGACCTAGTATTTATAATAGATTTATGAGCAACGTAACAAACGATATATTCCAGAGCATTCAATCAGCTCTTGCAGACGATAACAAAGCATCATCTTATGGTGATTTTCTGAAGACAGAACCAGGTAATACATACCTAGTACGTCTTTTACCATTCTCAAAAGAACCAAAAAAGACATTCTTCCATTATTACATGAATGGATGGAATAGTCTTGCAACTGGACAATATGTTTCAGCTTTAAGCCCGGTTACATTCGGTGAACGTGATCCAATTAGTGAAATCAAATTTAAATATAAAGCAGGTACACCTGAACAACGTAATAAAGCTGAAAAGCTTCGTTGGTCTGAAAAATGGCTTGTGAACGTTTATGTTATTGATGATCCTAAAAATCCTGATAATAACGGAAAGGTAAAAATTCTTCGATATGGTAAGCAAATTCATAAGATTGTTGTTGATGCTATTAGTGGTGAAGATGCAGAAGATCTCGGTCGTCGTGTATTTGATCTAGGACCTGAAGGTGTTAATCTTCGTATCAAAGTTGAACAACAAGGTGATTACCCAACATATGTTTCATCGAAGTTTACATTACCATCAGAAATTGATGGTATGACAAAAGATAAACAAAAAGAAATTCTTGGTAGTGTATTTGATCTCACAAGTGTACAACCGGTTAAAACAACTGAAGAGTTGCAAAACATGGTTCGTGAACACATCATTTGTGAAGGTGCACCGGCACAGGTTGATACAAGTGAAGTGAATCAATCAACCAAGCCTTCTGAGCATGCTGAAACAAACACACGATCAGAAAAAGCTCCTGATGAATCAAGTGCAGCTTCTAATGAAGAAGAAGACGCAAAGATGAAAGAGCTTCTTGATGGTATTGATCTTTCATAATGGATCCCAACGAACAGAAACGTCAAGAAGAAGCTAAAGCTGCTCTTACAGGGTTTCTTGGTAATATGTACAAGGATGCGCGTGAAGCTGATTCACTACTTGCGTCCCCGAGTACAACATTGAAACCTAGTGCTGGTAAAGCAAAACAAGCATTTGAAAAGTTTGTAACATCTACAGCGGTACCGGTAAATGATCCGGTACCGGCTGTAAAGCCAGCTGAACAAACTGTTACTATTGCTGAACCTGTTTCTCAAGTTGTTGAACAAACCGAAAGTGTAAATATACCAGTCAATGATAATCAAATTGAGTTTCATTTTGATGAATCTGAAAAAGGTCAGTTGTTTAGTACACTTGATGATATACAATCATCATTACAACAGCTTCTTTCAAGGGTTAACAAATTGAGCAAAACAGTTGCGGAGCTAAAAGAACAAGAAAAGATATGAAACTGCAAATCAAAAACAAAAACGATTTCATCAAAAACTTCCTCGAACCTGTTTCGAATATTAATGAACTGGGTATTTTCGAAGTTAAAGAAGACCTGATAAGTTGTATCATTGCAACAAATAATGTAACGCTTGTATGTAACGGTGTATACCCTGTAACTGTTGTTGATTTTGTACCATCTAAACTAAACGTACCTGATATCAAAAAGCTTATTAGGGTGCTTGATATTATACCTGAGAATGAAATTGAACTTACAATAGGTAGTAATAATATTTCGTACAAGAAAGGGGAATTTAAATTCAAATATCATTTACTTGAAGACGGTATCATCAAACAACCAAATCTGAACCCAGAGAAAGCAAAGCAGCTTGACTTCCCAAGTACATTTACATGTATTGAAAAAGATATTGCTCTATTGTTTAAAGCAAGCTCATTTACGACAAACACTAATAAACTCTACTTCTATACTGAAGATGATCATGTTTGTGGTGAGTTAGGTGATAAAACAAAACATAATAGTGATAATTTTACTTGCAAACTTGCTGAATCATTTACAGGATCCCCGATCGAGCCGATCGTTGTTGATTTTGAGGTATTCAGATTGTTAAGCTATCAGAATACAAAACATGTTAAAATCGATGTGAATAGTGACACAGGTATATTGATCTGTACACTTACAAAAGGTGAAACAGTGTTGACTTACATCGTAACGACCCTAATTAAATAGTATGAGTGAGAAACCGTTTTGGTCCGAAAAAAAGGTATCTAATAAGATACGCACACCTGGATATTTTATCAAGAGATTGAAAGATAATGGGTTCGTTGTTTGGAAGATTTTTAATGCATATGCTACAACTGATCCACGTCGTTGGACGGTGTTAGTAGATCCTGGATTTTCATCTGTGTTTATAACATGTTATTCGAATAAAACAGAAGCAGGTGAAATCCTGTTTGAAATTGATGATGGTGGTCATAGTTTTTCAAAAGGATTTTTTATGAAAACTGATAGCATAGAAGTTATCATAAATAAACTACTTGAGCATAACATTAACAATGATCCAAGTCAAAACCCGTTTTCAAAATAAAGTCAAATAATTTTTAGTATTGTATAAATACTATTATACGATGGATGAACAAAAACAACCAAATAATGAAAATAAGCCAAAGATAGACGAACAAGAGCTTAAAAATATTTTAAAGGATGTTGTTCTCATGATGCAAGATGCAAAACGTGAGCGTACACAATCTCAAGATGAAATAGAAGCAATGGTTTCTACTTGTAGTGAGTTTATGAAGAGTTTCATAATCATCGGATATGGGTTTGATGGTGAACCAATTCCTCCAGTAATGTATGCTAAGAATACAAGTGATGCAGATGCACTTAACACGTATATTAATAGGTTTTTTATGATGCATGATATGGATATGTAAATTTTATACACTATAATTGTGTTATATGAATATAGCTATATTAGGTAACGGTTTTATTTCGAAATACCTACGATACAGAGGACATGACGGTGATGGAGTATGGGTATTGAATCAAACAGATGATCAATACCACGTTCCAGGTAAACTTTCGGAATTTATTAAACAGCATAGTGTTGAAGTTGTAATCAATACTTGTGGATATACAGGGTTTCCAAATGTAGATGCATGTGAAGATAATAAAGCTAAAGCGACACTTTATAATATAACGATTCCGCTTCAAATAGAAGCAGAGTGTAAAGCAACTGGTACGAAGTTTATTAACATAAGCTCAGGTTGTATATACACTGGATATGAACCACAAGCATATACTGAAGATGATTATCCAAACTTCGGTATAACAAATGAAGAATCAAGCTTTTATAGCAAGACGAAACATCTTTGCGAAATGTTTCTTGATTCTGAATTTACAAATACAATTAGAATTAGGATGCCGATATCGTCTAGTATGGATCATAAAAATCTGATTTCAAAATTGTTGAAATATCATAAACTTATTGATTTTGTAAATAGTAAAACGGATGTATTAAGACTTGGTGAATTTGTTTTCGCAGTAGCACATAATTTTAAACCAGGTATTTATAATGCTGTACATAGCAATGCATTATCAACAAAACGAGTGATAGAAATCATGAAGGAATATGATCTTGAAAATCCGAACTGGGAGTTTATTGATTATGATGATCTACCAATTAAAGCGAATCGTAGTAATTGTGTATTGAGTAATACAAAAGCAACACAAGATTTCAATTTTGACTTCGGCGATGAAGAGTATTACATTAGGTTAAATTGTTCAGTTTTACAAAGAAATGGCGCGTAAAGGAATCATACTAGCAGGTGGAAATGGTACTAGGTTGTTTCCGTTAACATATAGCATTTCAAAACAGCTTTTACCTGTTTATGATAAGCCTATGTTGTTATACCCTATTCAGACAGTGCTTGACGCTGGTGTTGATGAAATCATATTTATTGTTAAACCTGATCAATCAAATAATTTTTATAATTTGATTTCTAAGTTGCATTTACCTGTTGGTTATAAAATTGTATTACAGGATGAGCCGGACGGTTTAGCACAAGCATTTATACTAGCTGAAGAATACATTAAAGGTCACTCTGTTATTCTAGCTCTTGGTGATAACATATTTCAAAGTGAAGGACTTAGACAATATCTACGAAATATGCAGAAATTTCAAAGAAACAACATCATATTAGGGTATAGAGTAAAAAACCCTTCAGCATATGGTGTCGCAAAATTTGATGAAAGGGATGAATTAATTGATGTTGTTGAAAAACCTATATCACCGCCGAGTCAGTATGCAATCCCAGGACTGTATATTTTCGATGAAACAGTTGTGGAAAAAGCAAAAAACTGTAAGAAAAGCGACAGAGGCGAATATGAAATCGTGGATGTGATCAAACAATATATTGATGAAGGTAATATCTTTCTGTACAAACTACCTGATGAAGCTGCATGGTTCGATTGTGGTAATATCGATGATCTACTTGATGCTGGTAACTTTGTAAGATCAGTACAAACAAGAACAAATTTAATAGTTGGGTATGACGCAAACAAATAAGAAAATTTTAATAACAGGTGGGTACGGTTTTATAGGTGGCCACCTTGCACAATATTTACATGCAAATTTCGATCATGAAATTTACATCTTAGATAAAAACGGATATGCATCAGATGATACATACAAAAAATATGCTGTTAAATCATATGAATTTGATATTTGTAATAAAAAGGATGTTGAATGTGTTTTTGATGAATGCGGCCCGTTTGATTACGTGTTTCATTTAGCTGCTGAATCTCATGTTGATAATAGTATTGATGCACCTGATATTTTCGTTCAAAGTAATGTAGTTGGGACAGCTAATGTATTACAAGCATTTAGACAACAAAATCATGGTAGGTTTGTTCATGTAAGTACTGACGAAGTTTACGGTCATATAACTGAGAAAGAAAGCATTACCGATAAAGCATTTACTGAAACAGATCCGCTCGCACCAAGATCACCATACTCATCAACAAAAGCTGCAAGTGATTTAATCGTAAAAAGCTTTTTTGAGACGTATGGTACTAATGTTTGTATAACTAGATGTTGTAATAATTTCGGTCCTAATCAATACGAAGAAAAGTTCATTCCAACGATTATCCAAAACCTCAAGAATGGTAGAAAAATACCTGTGTATGGTACTGGTATGAACGTACGTGAGTGGATTCATGTTTATGATCATATTAGTGCATTATGGATGGTTGCAACTAAAGGTAGAAGGGGAGAAATTTATAATATAGGGACTGGTCGAGAGCTGTCAAATATTGAACTAGTAGATCTCATATGTCAAGCTTTTGATATGGATATGGATCAGTGTGTTAGATTTGTAGAAGATCGTAAAGGCCATGATTTTAAATATGCAATTGATTCGTCTAAAATACGGGATGAATTATTATGGTATCCACTTTATGATGAAATTTTTGAAGATAAACTTAATGAAACAATCAAATCATATTAAACCGAAGAAGAGAGATATATATGCAACTCATCATGGTGATTATGCTGGTCAGATGTTTATTGCATGTCATATAACAAAGAGTGAATATGGTTTTTTAGCAATTCCTGATATGGAAAATGTAACAGTACCAAAAGAAAAATTTGATTTTGGTATGGACAACGGTATACTGGAGTTCGTTGAGCAAATGCCGATACATATGTTTTCAACTGTTAAAAAGCAATACAAAAAGAATAAAAAGAATGAAGAGGTATAAAACAATTTTTCTAGATATGGATGGTGTTCTAGCTCATTTTACCGAACGGTGTGTTGAAGTTTGTAACGACGCGTGTACAGATACGAATTTGCATAAAACGATTGATGATATAATACATTCAAATTCATGGAATTTACACCAACATTGGAATTTAACACATGATGAATGGGCATTGTTAATTAAAAATGAGCTCAATTTTTGGTCATCATTGAGACCAATGCCTTGGGCTAACCAACTATACAAATATTTGCATCAATATTGTGATGAAATGTATATTTGTACTAAACCACTAGCTAATGATAAGAATTGTCCGTCACAAAAAATTGCATGGTGTGTTAAGAATTTAAATGCACCGGAAGAAAACATTATACTAACTCATCATAAAGAGCTTTTAGCAAAACCGCATACATTGTTAATCGACGACAATAGTAAATTCTGTAACGCATTTAGAGCAAATGGTGGTCAAGCGGTATGTGTGCCGTCGGATTGGAATACCCAGAATTTGACGTTCGATATGGTTTGGAAGAGCATTGAAACAGTATTATGAATGAACCAGAAAAATTTACACAAATCGGATGGATTGCTCATGGAATGAATGAGACACGCCATGATGCTTATAAAGCCATGTTCAAACGCGGTAGAAACGGGACCGGAGAAGTTCGAGTTCCGCCGAAAATTTACTTAACTGAAGGTATTGCTAATCGTTATGGTAAAGCTAGACCTGTTTATATAAAAGAAGAGGAATAAAATGGATAGATTATTAATAATCGATGGTAATAACCTTGTACATAGAGTGTTCTATAGAGGTCAACAATCAAATGCAGATGATGAATTTTTTCATGTGTATTTATTACTGATATGTATTAAAAAATATGTTAGTGATTTCAACCCGACAAAAACTATTTGCGTATGGGATGAGAAATTGGGCAATACTCCGAATAAACGGAAATCAGAAGATGAGAATTATAAACAGAACCGTGACAAAGAGTATAGTTTACGTGTCCATGCTCAAAACGATTTAATAAAAGAACTACTCCAGACATTAGGTATTCCTAGCGTCTTTCCGCAACACTATGAAGCTGATGATGTAATATGCATTTTATGTAATGAATATAAAGACAGTTACATACAAATTATGTCAGCTGATTTAGATATGTGCCAACTTATTAATGAAACAACTGAAGTTGTTGATCCTGTAAGAAAACGTACCTTTGCACTTCATAATTTTGAAGAACTACTAAAATGTAAACCAGATGAATTTTTAACGTATAAAGCTATTAATGGTGACAAGTCAGATAACATAGCAGGTATTAAAGGGTTTGGACCTAAAACGATTGCTAGGTATCTTGCAGGTGAGGTCGAGCTTACACCAGAACAGCAAGAAGTGTTGGAACATAATTTAAAACTTATGACACTTAAGGCAGACGGTGAAGATGCAGAGTACGTCAAACAGCAGCTTGAAACGATAAGTTTTGATCAAAATTGGAAAGAGTTTTTACAGCTTGTTGAAGCAAATGGTTTTCAACAAATCCTTAATAAACGCGAAATATGGTATAGTACTCTGTTTCAGAGTAAAAGATTACTAGATCTGCTATCATAGATGCATAAATAATTGTATAATGTTTATCACTCCAAAAAGAATCAGCTCTCCATCAGGTGTAATTACATCTCCAAAAATTGTTACAAAGACTGTTGGTCAAGACGTTTATACAGAAGCTCAATACTACTGCCCATCATCTGGTATCTTCTTCCATAAAGGTATTGTAAAGATCGAGCGTGCAGATGGTACATATGAAGATGTTTCTGGTGTTCATAAGAAACAAGACTAGATTAAAGCATTTTCTAGTATATAATTAACGGGTGATTCAGATACCCGAGCAATTTGTTGTACAAAAACTTTACGAGAATGTACATAAGCTAAAATTTCAAAAGTTCAACAACACATACAATGGTTGTTGTCCTTTTTGTCGAGAGGGCAAGAGTTGGGGGATAAAGAAACGTTTCTTTTATATACCTGAGAAAGAAGTAGCTTTTTGTCATAACTGCGGTTACAGTAAAAAGCCGTTTCAGTTTTTGATGGATCTAAACCATTGGAGCGTTTCACAGCTCATTGAACATGTTAAAGGGTTTGATTCAACAATTGATATTACTGAACAGACGGATATATCATCGTTTGGTCAAAATGAGACAAAACAGGAATTACCGAGTTTACCTGATGATTGTATCAATCTGACAGATCGTAATCAAGTTGAGTACTACAAAAATGAACCGGTTGTAAAGAAATGCTTGGAACTCATTGAGAGCAGGCATCTACTAAGGGGAGTCAATAGTCCGAAAGCACTATACGTTTCTCTTAAAGACTTTACACATAAAAACAGATTAGTACTACCATTTTATGATGAATCAGGTAAGATTGTATTTTATCAAACGAGGTCAATGCTACCGAATGATACGAAATCAAAGTATATTAGCAAGATCGGTGCTGAAAAATCTCTCTATGGTATACACAATGTGTCAGTTGATCTAGATTACTTGTTTATATTTGAAGGACCGATTGATAGTTATTTTGTACAAAACGGGTTAGCTACTTGCGGAATAACAGATAAATCGAAAATTTTCTTCACACAGAAGCAACAAGAGCAAATTGATAGATTTAGATTACACGAAAAAATATTCGTATTCGATTCTCAATGGCAGGATAGTGCTGCTTTAAAGAAAAGTAAAATCGCAATTGATGAAGGGTATAAAGTCTTTATTTGGCCTGAATTATTCGGTAAGCGATTTAAGGATATGAATGAAATGTGCGTATACGGGAATATAGACAAAGTGGACCCTGAGTTCATATTAAAAAATACTCACTCAGGGCTCAAGGGGGAAATATTACTTAAACAAGTTTAGCTTTTTTCTATTTCAAATCTAGTTGAACCATCGCCATCAAAACTCCATGTGATCGATCTTTCCTCATCATCAGATGGATCTAAGATCCCGATCTCTCTCGATGCACCTGCTGCAGCTAAATTTGATAGTTCATCCATAAACTTACAGAATGACTCGAAATAATCTTTTTCGTTTATATGAACAACAACAGTATGATCATCTTTTACTGATGATGACGATTGATATGCTTCAAAAATTAACTTACTATCGTTTGTGTTTTGATGCATAGTATGCTTCGTTGATCAAATCGTCTTCTGATACGAAGCGGCTTTCATTATGACTTACATCTTCTTCGTCTTCGTCATCTTCTTCAGCTTCTTCATTTTCGTATTCTTCAGCATCTGAATCATCATCTTCTTCAGCTTCTTCATTTTCATCTTCTTCAGCTTCTGAATCATCGTCTTCATCGTCTTCATCTTCTTCAGCTTCTTCAGGCGTTACCTGATGAACAGCTTGTGGAGCTTCATAACTATCTTCTGTACCAGGGACGAATAGATATTCTTCACCGCTGTCGTCCGTTACAACCCAGCTATTATCCTCATCACCGGTTTGTTCATCAAGCATGAACGTTTTACCCTGAACAGTAACAATACCGTTTAGTTGATAATCTCTTGGTTGTCGAGAATTTGAGTATGCTTCAAAAATTAAGTCTGTGTCATTAGTATTCATTATTATTATTTAAGCTATAGTTTCAATTATTTCTGTTCCGGTGTTGTTGAATATAATAATTTTGTGTTTATACCCCTGCTCTTTACATGCTTTGTGTTTAAGCATTGTAATATGTTTCGAAGTTGAAAATGTATACTCACATTTGATTTCGATTAACATATTTTGAGACGGTATGTAGATATCAGGAAAATAGTAGTGTTGTTTTTTATCTGTTGAAACATATTTTATCGTCGGTATATGTTCGTTTCGACCTGCTAAAATCTCGCTATAGTTTATGTTGTAACATTCATTCAAATATATAATACCTTGTTTTTCAAAACCTTGTAAATTCGTATATTCGATACCCTCAATTTCGACACTATACATACAATACGGTTTGTATATGTTTTTAGGATCCTGCATAAAATATGATACACCGTATTTTTCATTCATTGTAGCTTCTCGTTGAGCTACTGCATTCTTATCAACTTGTTTTCTACAGCGTTTCTCAACACCAACACGGTTTAGAAGATTCATAATAGATCCAATAGATATGTTATATTTTTCAGCTATATCCTCGCATCTAACATCATTACTGTACATTTCTAGAATATCATCTATCTGTGTTTGGTCTTGTATTTTAGTTGTTGTTTTCGATAATTTATCATTATACCATTTACTGTTACGAATTTCTTTCGTTGTTTTTAACCCGTTACCGAATTTGTTGAAAATTGTCTTTATACGTGTATGGGATGTGTTGTAAATCCTGGAAAGTTCCTTTGCAGGTACACCATCTTCATTATACCTGCGAACTATGTCCTGTATATTGATGTTTTGTTGTTCGCATTCGGTTATATATTCTTCTTCTTTAGTACGGACATGAACATCGTTCGATTTGAGGAATTCGCGTATTTTATGACTAGGTATGTTATACTCTTTTGTTAACCGACCAATTGTTATAGAATCTGCGTACTTTTGAAGTATCTCATCTCTATATTGTTCGCATGTATTCTTTGATAGTGCTTGGGATCGTGTTCGTAATGTAATATTGTTATCAACAAGATATTTTTTAATTTTGTTCTGTGAACATTTGTACTCTATAGCAAGCTCTCTCATTGAAGAACCTTGTTTGTATTTTTCAATTACATCGACCATAATAATACTTATGATCGAACCAGGTGAATTACAACTGATTAACAGGTTTGAATCTCGTTGATATATAACGAGTTACAAAAGGGGCTACACGCCCTTATATCTTGGGTTATTGGAACTTGCAAGATAACCTTTAAGGATTTCGCTAAGAGATGAAATTTCCATTGCAACACGTGCAATTTTCTTTGTTTCACTACTTCCGATAACATCGAATAATGTATCTGGTTCTGCACTATTAAGAGATGATTGCATACTACCTTCAACACCATTCATGAAATCAGCAAAATCATCCATTCTAGTGATCCAGCTTGAAAGCTCGCTAAACATTTGTTGTTGCTGTTGTGTAATTGCGCCAGTTGCACCTTGAGGTGCAGGCTCGGTATCATAATCTTCAGGTGCTGTACCTGGGTCTAACTGTGCTGCAAATGCCTCTTTATCTGTATCAAGTTCTGATAGATCTTGTTCATTGAGTACATTTTGAAATTTCTTACTATACATCTCCATACAATTATTTATTATATCAGTGCGTTAAAACCTATATAGTATCACAATTACTGATATATTCAATTAAATAATAGTATGAAATCTAACAAACCAGTTAATGAAGATGCTGGCGACAGCCAAACACACTCAATGGGAGGCATCGGGTCAGAACAAATGCCTGGTACGCAGAATATCAACGATATGTTGAGACAGCAACAAAACAAAGAAATTACAACTGCGCAAAGACAACCAGGTTACCCGCTCAATAATTTTTCAAATACTACAACAGATGCTGTGATCAATATTGATAATTTGATATTTTCTCTTAAAATTGCAAAGGTTAACCCTTCTATAAAGGATACGGACAAGATTGATGCACCGCTCAAAGCATTAGAAGAGATGAAGAGAAAGTTGTGGAAAATTGGTGGGTATGTAGCTAAAATAAAATAATGATACAATCCATTTTAATAACGCTTGGTATTAGTACATGCTTTGCATTCCTTTTCCAAGAACAATTTATACCCGTGTTCATAGTTGCAACGATTTTACAGTTTTTGATCTGGTCAGGTATTAGAACACTTTACATAAACCGGCTCAAAAAGCAAGCAGCTGAAATTCAAGCTGATATTGAATCATCAAAAATCAAATCTCTTAAGCCACTATCATGCCCATGTGGTCAAAATCATGTACAGAACGTTGAAGTATCACTCAATGAAGATGTTGAATATGAATGTGAACGATGTGAGCGTAAAGTTCAATCAATGTTATCGATTAATACAGCGCTTAAGACTACTCCGATTTATACAAAGAAATGAGCGAATTAGATAAGATTACTAGAGAGGTACCGACAACAATATTAGATCGACCGGTTGAAGAACCAGAAACACCTAGTATCGACGATATTATTAAGTTGCTGAAGAAATTTGTACCGATGGAACAGTATGATAATATTTTAGCTGGGAAGGTTCTTTCTAAAAACCAAAAAGTGCAGACAGCTACGATCAAGATAATTTTCAATTTAATTGAGGAACAGATTTATAATACATTTCAAACAAATAACACAGATGATAAAACAGCTACATTCAATAATTCATGTAAAAAGATGCTATTGAATAATTTACGTAGTGTTCGTGAACAATTGATAGCTCTTAAAATCAATGATGATAATACACTTGATTATAAGATATTAGGAACTCTGTTACAATCATTACATGAAAAAACAGATGAACAATAGTATCGAACTAGCTAAACAACAAGGACTAAAAAACGATGCTGAAGAATCATATGGTGATGGTTTTATTGCTAGATTTGCATGCTTATACGAGGGTGTAAATCTAGCTGCCGCTCATGCTGAAAGAGTTGGTGTAAATACAGATAAAAGCACATCATGGATTAAACCGGGAGCCTTACAAAAATACGTTGAAGAGCGTTTCGGTGATATGAAATATAATATAAACCGATATCGAAGCGGTGTTGATGACGATGAAATATATCCCTGGAGCAAAATTTAAAAATGATATAAAGCACCATAAAGACTTTCCAAAAGGAGTCGACATGGTGCTTCGTAATATAAGAAGACAAGATGGTAAGTTTATCTATGTCTTTTATAGCAATGGTAAGCTCGTTTCGGAAGTAACGTTCGATAACACAATTATTGCTGATGAAATAATTGATAAATTCAAAGGTGTGTAATGATTGATCTAGAAGAACCAGATGCATGTGAATCATGCGGTGATGAGGATTTCAATCCAAACTGGTTACCAGAAGGTCAGTGCTATTGCGATGAATGCGCTTTTGAATACTGGTTAGCTGAAAACGAACTAGATTAATATCTACCGTATTGGTCTCCACGATCTTCTGAATCCATATCAAATATATTGAAGCTGTTTTTGTCAGCGTCATATTGACCGTAGTTCTCTTTCTTACCTTCTGTTTCTGGATGTGTACCACCAGATAATCTACCAGTAAATGTATCTTCGTAAATTTGTTGGTTACCAGAAACACCATCAACAACACTGTTGAATGGAATGCCAGGTTCATATGAATAATCAAGACGTTTAGCTTTGATTCTAAACACGAAATGTCCTTGAAGCTGGTTAATTTCAGCTATTGCCTGATCAAGACGTTCTGTAATTTCAAAATATTTTGCTTGACGTCCTCCCGGTCTATCATCTCCATATTCCGTGAGTTGAAATACATCACCTGCTTTAGGTTCTATCAAACTATTCTGTTTGTTGTAGACAGATCTTAATGATCCGAATACTGTTTCGAACGTTTTGATATGTATCATAGCAGATATAAGATCATCACTTTCATATCCAAATCTCGACAATGTCACAGCATCATCATTAAGTTCAGCACCGATCTTAATCGTACGCGGTTCAGAAAATACTTGTGTTGTTTGTTCACCATAGATATTATCTGCTGAAAGTGTAGTGAATGTATTTACATAGTAGTTTACTTGAATGCCGTACTTGTTTATCTCTTCTCTCCAAGCATTATCATAAATAGTACGTTCATTCTCTTGTACCGATTTGTCAGTAAATCTGAAGCATGTCTCATCATCTTGAACCATACCAGGATAGCAGTTGTTGAAATCTATTGAACTCATTTAGATATGAAATATGTGTTATTGTTGTTTGTGATAGTTACACCTGTGTTACCAAGCTGCTTAGACTGACCTAGTTGAGGGAGATCCAAGACATATGTCTTTTGAACATATTGTACATCTTGTGGAGCTAATGCAGTTTGACCACCACGTTTTTTAATATTGTCTATTTTTCGTTCTGATGTGTTTCCACTCTTCTTAGCATAATCAGCTACATCCTTACCGATACCTTTCATGTGTTTGTTTTCATGACGTTTATAGTAGTCAGGTGAGTTCGGTTGCTTTATATTACCGAGTGATGTCGATGATTGTCTATCATTGAAAAATTTATCAAACTTATCCACAACTATATTTATACAAAAAAATACTCTACATCGTGAAATGTAGAGTATTAAATTGTTTATGGCTTAAAGATTAATCAAAAAGTGACTTACCAACTGTTGATGTCTTATTTGACTTCACCTTGTTGTTTTTGTCTTGCATTTTCTTACCATCTGAATCACTTACATCAGAACCTTCATCGTCTGATTTCTTGATCTTACCAGATGCTTTTCCACCGCTTTGTTTGTAACCCGGTGCATTAACCTTGTTGTTCTTGTCTTGAAGTTTCATACCTGCTGAGTCTGGTACATCTTGTGATTCAACAGCTTCACCAAATGGATCTTCATTATCATCTTCATCATCACCGAATTCATCATCACCACCATCTTCGTCTCCGAATTCATCATCACCTTCTTCGTCACCGTCGATCTGTGCTAAGATTTCTCGTAAGCATTCAACAGCTTGACTTGAAATAGTGATTGTTACATCTTCACCATCACCATCGCCACCTTCATCGTCAATACCAAGAGCATCGAGCTCCATATCAACTTCTGGTTCATTACCGATTGAAAAATCATCACCGTCGCCAGTAACCATTTCGAAGAGTTTATCAAATTGTGTTTTCTTTGCCATACAATTATTTATCATATCACTATCTACTTTTTCAACACTTTCGTCATATTTTTCTGAAGAAAACTTATCAGAGTCATAAAGTTCGTCTTCTTCCTTAGCGTTTTTAGGGTCAATAGGCTTCTTAAGACTATCCTCCTGTGCATTAGGTCCAGTTGTATCTTGCTTATATATACCTTTGTTTTTATCGCTGTTTAGATTATTTGGTCCCTTACCAGGTTTTGTACCATGTTTTGTTTCCTTTTGTGGTACAAACTTTTCTGAAATAACACCATTTTGGTATCTGTCCCATATATCAACTAGTGAATTTGTATTGCTCATGTAAATATTTATACGCCTATGTCGCAAAATACACAGTCATACAAAAATAATCCTAATTTGCCTACCGCGAGAGCTGAACACGATTATACACCAGAGATGATGCGTGATCTGATTAAAGCAAAAAATGATATTCATTTTTTCTCAAAGTTTTTTACTATTATTAATGTTGACGAAGGTAGAAAACCTATCACGCTTCATAAATTTCAGGACCGGGTTCTTAGGAAGATGGTCAAAAATCGTTTCTTTATATTATTAGCATCTAGACAGATTGGTAAAACAACACTCTTTACAATATACGCTTTATGGGTGGCTTGCTTTCAAAAAGACCAACGTATTCTTATTGTAGCAAATAAAGAGGATACAGCTATTGAAATTCTCGGTCGTGTTAGACTTGCATACGAAGAATTGCCAAACTGGTTAAAGCCTGGTGTTGTTGCTTATGGTAAGACATCAGTTGAATTGAGTAATGGTAGTCAGATTAATATTTCGACAACAACAGGTACTGCAGCTCGTGGTCAAGCAGTTGGTACTCTTATTATTGACGAAATGGCTTTCGTTGAACCACATATTATGAAGCCGTTCTGGTCATCTGTATACCCTGTTATTTCATCTTCTAAGAAATCTAAGATTTTTATAGCATCTACTGCAAATGGTACTGACAACTTATTTTACAAGCTTTTCACTGGTGCAGAAAACAACACAAATGGTTGGGCATGTGATAAGGTGCTTTGGAATGAAGTACCTGGTAGAGATGATGCATGGGTAAAGCTTACAAAAGCTAGTATGGATAGTGAAGAAGCGTTTGATCAAGAATTTGGTTGTTGCGCTGGAAACACTCTTGTTCGATTAAGTAATAAAAATGAACAATATACCCAAACAATCGAAGAACTTTACGAAAGACTACAGTGCGAAAGC